CGAAGGCGGGTGAGAATCCGTCGTGGCCCCACGGCGGTGATCATCCATCCCTTTGGTGTGTCAGGCCCACTCCAAACTATAATCATGACAAACTTAAGATTAACTCTGTTTACGAAGATAATAATCTTCTTGGACCGAGCCTATCTTAAAGTTGGCCTTGATCATAGAATGGTTCATGGGTGGGTTGGTACTGTGTCCAAACGGTGTGACACGCGGGGTACAATCGACACCATAGCGTGGGTTAAAGCCCTACGTCTATGTTGCACGAGGTATCTCGCGGGTCAGCCGCTGGACGCAATACCAGGATTTGGTGGAAAGTTCAAAGACGGTCTCCCCCTGGAGCCCGTCTGTGAGCTTTTCCGGTCACGAGCTCCTGCCCAGGTTCGAGCCGGTCTCACGCTTTTAAACGTGAGTCGACTTCTGCCTGGCCAGAAGAAGCCCGACCTATCTTCCGTGGTGGACGCCTGCCGGGTTCATTTAGATCCTAGTTTAGGATTTGAACTCGCAGCCGTTACCAGGGAGCTAGGTTGGAATCTTCCTCCTATCCTTTGGGATAGTTGGCACGTGACAACCAAATCTGGCCCGAACGCGCAAGCCTTGATAGGATCAATCGAGGACGCTTCTTTACTCACAGAAGACCAGATAAGGGATCTGGGCATTCTGGGAGGCGAGGAGTTAGTCCAGCAGATTGGTGTCCTCCGGCTCTTTAGCCCCCTTGCTTGGCTTGACAAGTTTAGTCTACGCCCTAAGGGGCGTATGGCGAAACTTGCCAAGATCAAGGACAAGGAAGCCAAGTGTCGGATTGTAGGAATCCTTGGTTATCCGTTGCAGTCGGCCCTTTACCCTCTCCATAAGGCTCTTATGAGTCTTCTGAAGGGGCTGAAGAGCGATTGCACGTTTAACCAGGGTTCCTTCAAGGCCACACTATCGGCCAAGGGTCCGTATTATTCGATAGATTTGAGTTCAGCGACGGATCGCTTCCCTGTAGATTTACAGGTGGCTGTCCTAGCTGAGCTTACGTCTAAAGAATATGCGGGCGCATGGGAGCGCCTCATAAAGGCACAGAAGTTCTGCGTACCCTGGGAGAGACGCGACGGTATTGAACGGGTGGTTCAATACGCAGTCGGTCAACCCATGGGTGCGTATAGCTCCTGGGCTCTTTTTGCGGTCACTCACCATGTACTCGTACGGCTTGCAGCCAAAAGAGCTGGACTGGGTGTCCAGTTCTCCAGGTATGCATTACTCGGGGACGATATCGTGATTAACCACCACGATGTCGCTGCCGAGTACCGTACGTTACTTGGCCTGATAGGTGTTGACGTTTCTGACGCAAAGACACACGTGTCCGATGACACGTATGAATTTGCTAAGAGATGGATGCACCGTGGTCTTGAGGTCTCCCCTGCACCCCTAGGTTCCCTGTTCGAGGCAGTCCGCTTCTCAAAGGAGAAGAAATGTGTTACATTTCTATCCTATTATGAAGTGGCTACCTGGTTCAGAGAGCTAGAGGCCAGGTGGTTACCTCGGTCTGCCACTCTGGTGACCCGGGGCTTGATTGCTGCACTTATAGACATTCTTCTTCCAGGCGGGTATGGTACCCGTTTGGCGGAGAAGGCCTATAAGTTCTGGCTTCTACCTTCAAGAGAAGATAGCAGCCACCTCCGAAAGATTAAGTCAATTAACTTGGCTTTGATCCTAGGAGGCACCATCGCGTCTTGTAATTATTTATCCCAACCATCTTTCGTTCATGAACGATTGATGATTTGGCTAAATGAGTGCAAGGCGAGGGTGTTGGAAACAGCAATTAAGAAGCAACTCGGGAGGCTTCAGCAGTTCCAGTTGGAACTACCGAAGTATCTCGATTTGATTCCTAAGGAGCTGGATGCCCAGTCAGGACTACTGCTCTTGCCGCCTCTGGCTGCTGTTCGGAGAAATATCGCCGAACTTCAGATAGAGTTCGACAAAGCGCATCAGGTTAGGGAATCGTCTGATATTCAGCAATGGTTATCGCTGGATGTCCGGCTATTCCTTGACCCTTTTGCGACTCTGTCGACAAGAGCAAGTAAGACCATGGCAGCTAGTAAGGCAGGTATCCTTAATCACCTTACGGCTATGGTGCGTGGAATTAATCAGATGCGTGAGCTTAGTGTTACGGACATACCGCTAAAAGCGCTTGTCCATACCATTAACACTCACGAAGTTCTGCCTAAGACCATTCACCCTAGACGTAAGAGGAAGAAGGGTTAAACCGCTTGCTCAATTCCGACTCTCCGGGGTACTTGGTAGATCCCGGGGATAGGCTGATTGGGCGGCAGCCACTAGCGCCGTGCCTCTTATGGTAGTCGGTTGGACTACCAAAGCTGAGCGACGTCCGGAGGTCCACTTGTGGACTGTTCGGGGTCGGCCAACCTTTAAGAGGTGGCCTCCACACCCATACCCAAAGGGGCCCTCCCACTGAAAAGGTGGGGGGTGATACCCTTTTGGGCCTGATTATGGGAGATGTGCAGGAAGCCACGAACCCTCTGGGATCTACCGAAATGTAGCCACCCTGGCTACACTAGGGGTACCCCAGGGGAGTGACTGGATACCCTCACCTGTGAAAGTTAACATCAGTAAGTCTAGGGCTCTACCCTGCCGATGGCTGGGTAATGGCCTCCCATAGTAGGGATATCTCTAGATACTGCTGGTGTTAACCGTAACAGGAGGGGCACCGCTCTCTCCGCTAATCGGGGGGCTGGGTGTGAGTCCT